GGGTACGGAGCCGCCCTAAAATTGTGTACCCCCAGCGCATTACATAATTTTATTGGTGAGTGGTACATATTATGTGGTGAGTGGCTGTCAATATTTTAATGTTGTGAGTGGTACATATTTTTGGGTGAATGGTTAACATATTTTGATTGTTCTAGTGGTAGATTATTCTTGAAATAGGTGCATTCACCTGGTCGCACTATTCAGTGGGAGTGTGCTATACTACGTATTGACCTTGATAACCGAATATTGATAAACCGCTCCTATGTGGGCGGCTTGCGCTCCTAACGTGAGGAGTACACATCATGTCTAATTATATTCCTTCTAATGCTAAGTTCGTTAACCGTGCAAGGTATATTGATTCGGTTTGTGAGTTTTTCCGCATTGTGGATGATGGCGTTAACACTCCTGCGTTGCACCTTGAAGATACGTTTAGTTTTTCAGGTTCAACACAAAGTGAAGCGGCATGGGAATACGCACAAAATTTTGGTGAGCCTATGCCAACTAACAATTGTTATTGCCGAATTCATAAGGGTAAGCGTCAAGTATTCTCGATGGATGAAGTCACATTTTTTGAACTTTCGCAGGAGCACAAACCTACAACAGCACTTAATGAGTATATCTCTAATACGTTTGTTACCGATTCCGTAGCCTATGCGTTACGTATCGAAACCGATGGAGTCACTCATAACGTTGTAGAGGTTGGGCGTTGTGAGTTTAACGGGAATAGCAAAGTTGATGCACGAAAAGCGTTGATTAAGGCAGGTTTTGAAGTAAAGACTAGCGATAATGTAGAGTTCATCAAGGGTGACGAAGAAACACGCTACATTCTTAAAGATGTATTTTATTCTAACGCCAAACTCACAAGCGAAGATTAATCGGTTCCATCTGCATATCCAACAAACATATTTTAATTCATGCGCAAGCCGTCCACATAGGAGCGGTTTTTGTTTTGCATCAGTTGAGATCATAAATTAACATTTTATTTATGTTTCAGCTGTGCATTATTCTACTCGAAGAATATATTATCATTTATATATTCTCATGTTAGGATATTCTGGGAAGGGAATAGTCTATGTGGTTCGTCCTTATAAAGCAAGGGAAAAATGAATCAACAGAATATTATTCTTCTTTTAAAGAAGCGGCAGCATATTTCATGCGTAGAGAAAATTTTTTGTATGAAATATACGATACGGAGGGAATATTTGATAACAATCCTTCCCCCGAGACCCCCAAAGACCCTATAGAGTTGGTGGTTGGTAAGGTTGGTGACAGAATTTATATGTATTTGTGCATTGATTTTTAATTTTAAAATAATAAGATTGTTCAGAGCATAACAGATAAAACAGAATATCCTAATATGGGGGTATATTTATTTTGATTATATTTTTCCCCCGAAGCCTTGTAGAGAAAGGAATAAAAATGGAAGTTGCTGTGTATGTTACGTGGGAAGCAGAAGATACGGAAAAAAGAGTTGTTTGTAGTTTTGAAGAAGAATTTTTTATTAATGATGGGGAGATGGTAAATATTGACGCTCACCGTTCATTTTATTTTAATGATGAATGGTATTTTTGTAGGGTTAAGTCTGTTCAGGTTGTTACATATTAAGGAGGAATAAAAATGAAATGGTCTGAAGTTGATAAACGTGAGCGCTTGAAAATTCTATTAGAAATGATGGATGTACCAGAAAAAAGAAAAACAGATTTTGGTTGGCTTTTGAGAAACCTTAGAATTCGTAATCAGGGTAAAATAGCAGATGAAGCATTACAGTTAATTATAGAAATAATGAAAGAAAAGTAAGGAGAGATTAAAATGAGAACAGAACAAATTAGAAAAATGCAAGCGTGGGTTGTTTCTGATGCCGATATAAAAGGAGTACGTTATCAGGATTATTGTGAAGTTAATTCATATTTTCAGCATCAATTTCCACAATCAGGACGTATCGTGAAAGATAATGTGGAATATCTTATGAGTTATGAATCTATTGTAGCAGCATATAATTTGTCGCAGAATAAAATTTATTTGTTTCCTAGATATAGATTTTCGCCTACTACGTCTAGACACGTTACTACATTTCTGTCTAGGTATTTTGAAGAATCTATTTTTATGAGTGATATTCAATATTGTATAAAACATAATGTTTGTTTGTACGGTGTTGAAATAATAGTGTGTGACGGGTTTTATAATAAGTACGGTGAATTTGTGCGGTGGTAATAATGAGGTTAAAAGAAATTTGGCTTAGGAAAGAAAATAGCTTCATAATTATTAGGCAATATTATAGGCAGGTGGTGATAATTTCTAATAATTCTTTTAAAGTAATAAATGATGTAAGTATTAATGATGTTTGTAATGAATATGAAAAGGAAGGATACCACAATGTTAAAAGAATTAGATTTTGATGGGTATGATATTGATGATGCAAAATTTCCCCCGACTTATGTTGTGGAGGAAGTATATGATGATGGAAAACTTATAAGAGAAGAACAAATAGCAAAATTTAAATACCCCCTCGATGGTGTAATGTTTTTACATTTTATAGATAGATGTTACGAAACCGAGGACACAGAATTTACGCATAAATTTACAGTATATATTGATGATGGTAGCAAGTATGGATGTGCCCCAGAAGATGATATTGAAGAGTTGGTTAACAAGATTGTAAAAATGGGGGATATAGTAAATTCAATTATGGATATACTTGGGGAGGATTAACATGAACGGAAAATATTATCAGGAGCAATTTCCATTTGAATATACCTATAAAGAAGCAAGAGATTTTGTGCATGAGAGAAAAGGAACAGCAAAAGCAAATATTGATAGTGTAAAAATTCGTATGTATAGGCATAAATATGATAAAGCACGTTTTGATATGAGAATAGAAAACACTCAAATTAATGGACTTTCTGCGGATGATTATAGTGATTTTCTTTCTGGGTTTAGATGGAGTTGTTCAGAATCGAGATAGATATGAAATTACGTGATTATATTATAATAGCACTTATTATGTTTTTAGCTTTTGCTATTGTGGCATATTTTATTGGAGTATGTTTTCAATTTTTCGGTAGGTTTTAAAATAATTTCAAAAAGGGTCTTGACAAGTAGCGGTTTTAGTGGTACACTATTCGCACCCTGAAAAGGGATGGTTTGAGATGGTAAGAGCAATACGGATAAAAGAAAGGAGGAAAATTTATGCGTCGAACAATTCAAAAGAAAGTTACGGAAACTCATGTTAAAGGTTTTGTGCGTGGAGAGGACGGAAAAGCACAATCTATTACGATTACAATTCCCGGACGTTGTAAGAACATTGAAATCGCACAGAAGATTGCAAGAAAGCAGAACAATTCTTTTATGGCAGTTGAGTTTAGCGTAGATGCAGCACTTTATACTGCAACTTTGGAAAAGTTTATGGAGATTGCTGAACGCACACCGATTACTGAGGAGGATTAAAAATGGATAACGAGATTATGGAAGTTAATGCAATTGGTAATTTCTATTGTTCTATGCAGGGTGATTCGCAGGAGGAGCGTCTGCAAATTTACAAGGCTTTTAACAATTCTAAACCCCTCGAAGATATGATTGATAAGACTATTCAGATTCAGCACGTTATTATTCAGCCTGTGCAGGTGAATGATATGGCTACTGGACAGCCTAAAGATGCTAACAGAATTGTTCTGATTGACCCGAAGGGAAATGCTTACGGATGCACTTCTTCTGGTGTTGAAACTTCTATTCGTAATCTTTTCGGTATTGTTGGTCCCGCTCCGTGGAACCCTCCGCTGAAGGTAAAGCCTGTCAAATCTAAGGGTCGCAAGGGATATAATTTCACTTCTCTTGAAATCGTTGATTAAATCATATCGTTAAACCTATTACTATCAGGGGTGAATGGAATCATTATCTGTTCACCCCATTTCTTTATGATAGGAGGTTTAATATGGTATCTAGGTTTACTACTAATAGTATTAGGAGAGCAGAGAAAAAAGCACGAAGAAAAATAGAAAAATATGAACAACGTGGAATACATATTACTAGTAAACAAACACCTATAAAGAGTTATGATAAATCATCTGATATAGAAGCAAGGCAATATCTAAAAGAACTTAAAGAATTTTCTTCAAGAAAAACAAGATATTTACGTGGTGATGATGGTGTAGCAATTCCAGAAGGAATGTATAGAGAATATAAGAAACTTCAGAGAGAACTTCAGCCTAAATATAATAATTGGTGGGAAGAACATAGGGGAGAAAGAACAATTCATGGTGGAAAAGAAACAGAACAAACAGTAGGAACAGAAGCATGGGCATTAGATAGTGATAAAAAATATCCATATGGAAAATATTTTAGGGATAAAGATATTACAGAATTTAAATCAGAACAACAAATGTTAAAAGAAATAGAAGATATGCGAAAGCAATTAGACCCCGATTATGAACGAAAGAAAGCAGAAAATATTAGAGAAGGGATGGAAAATGCAGTTTCCACATTTCACGAACCATGGTTAAATAACCTTATAGATGATTTGAGTGCTGATGAAATAATGCAATTGAATTATAGAACAGATTTTGTAGAAACTTTTTATGCAGCATACAATCTTACTAAATCAGAGTTAATGAGTGTGAATGAGATAGATGAATATAATAGTTATCTTGAGCATATATTTAATACAGTTAAGGCAGTAACAGGAAAAAATCTTGGAAGTATGTATGATTATATGGAATTTAATGATGATTATGAAGTAGATTACAATGACTATGATTTTTAGTGCAGATTTTGAAACTACAACAGATATAAATGATTGTAGAGTGTGGGCGTGGTGTGCTTGTGAGGTAGGAAATATTGATAATATTTATTATGGAAATTCGATTGATACTTTTATTTTGTTTATGTCTAATCACCCCGCCACGTATTATTTTCATAATGCCTCTTTTGATTGTGAGTTTATAATTTCATATTTATTTGATTTAGGGTGGGAACATACCACAGGAAAATTAACTACTAATACGTTTTCAACAATCATTTCTTCTGATGGTAAGTTTTATCAAATGAAATTATGTTTTGATAAGAAAGGTAGGAATAAAGCCAATACTTCTACCATTAAAGATAGTTTGAAAAAACTCCCCATGTCGGTTGATGCTGTAGCAAAGTCATTTAAATTAGATATTAGTAAACTTTCAATAGATTATAATGCCTATAGAGAGCCTAACCATGAATTAACAGATGAAGAAATTGCATATATTAAAAACGATGTTCAGATTGTAGCGCAAGCATTGGAGATTCAATTTTCACAGGGTCTTGAAAAATTAACTATTGGTTCTGATGCACTTACATTTTATAAAAATGGCATTGATAAGAAATGGTTAGATTGGTTTCCAATTCTTTCAATTGAAATGGATGATTTGATACGTAAAGCATATAAAGGTGGATGGACATATGTTAATCCACGTTTTCAATCAGATGGAGAAAATGCAGATGTTATACAGGGTGCGGGTAGTGTATATGATGTGAATAGTTTATATCCTGATTGTATGTATAACCAACTTCTTCCCTATGATTTACCAATTTATTTTGAAGGAGAATATGAATACGATGAAGATTATCCGTTATATATTCAGTTTCTAACTTGTTCATGTAAGATAAAAGAAGGATATTTGCCAACTTTACAGATAAAACATAGTAGATTATTTGTTGAGACAGAATATTTAACAGATACAGAAGGTTTTGTAGAACTATGTATGACTAGTGTAGACTTAGAATTATTGTTTGAACATTATGATGTGTTAGTTAGAACTTATAATGGCGGGTTTAAATTTAAAGCACAAAAAGGAATGTTTACTAATTATATTGATTACTGGATGGGTATTAAATCAAATAGTACGGGTGGGTTAAGGCAGATAGCAAAACTTATGTTGAATTCATTGTATGGAAAATTTGCAACACGCCCTGATGTTACTCCAAAGATTCCATATAAGAAAGAAAATGGCGCAATAGGGTATATGTTAGGTGAAGAAGAAATAAGAAAACCTGTTTATACTCCCCTTGCGTGTTTTGTAACTGCGTGGGCAAGATATAAAACTATAACTTCGGCACAGAAAGTTTATGATAGATTCATGTATGCAGATACAGATTCTTTACACGTATTAGGAACAGAGAAGATTGAAGGATTAGAAACACATCCAACAAAATTAGGGTACTGGAAACATGAGAGTGATTTTAGTAAAGCAAAATATATTCGTGCTAAAACTTATATGGAGTTAATTACACATGAAGGATGTATGGTAGATGATGAATATAAGATGGTAGAAGTAGATGAATACATACAAGTTTGTTGCGCAGGTATGCCAAAGAATTTGAAAGATAAAGTTACGTTTGAAAATTTTAAATCAGGTTTGTCATTGGAGGGTAAATTAATCCCCCGTCATGTAAACGGTGGAATTGTTCTATATCCGACAACATTTACATTATTATGAAAGGGTGAAAGGTGGCAAAGCGAGAACGTTCATACAGGATTGAGGAAGAAGAATTGTATGAACTTAATTATTATGCAGATAAATTTGGTGTGAGTGTATCTCACCTTGTTAGGTTGGCTATTTCTGAATTTCTAAAAAGACTGGAAAAAGGTCTTGACATTTCAGATTGTTAATGGTACTATAATGTCAATGGTGGTTCCTTGTCCGTCTGTACGGTTAATACATACAAGGTTGATACGGGTGATTCCGCTTGTAAGTATATGGAGTGTCTTATCAGCACAACGTAACGGGGCAAGTAAAATCACTGAAATTTTAAGACCACGTATGTATCCCTATAAGGACAACAGCGTGGTCTACCATTTAAGGAGGAAAATAGATATGGCAATTGATGATATTAATGGTTGGATGGAAGATAGAATTCTTGACGAGAATGATAGGGCAGAATTTCGTGAATTCATGCACAACATAGATAAGGAAATTGCAGATGTGAAGGATGAATATAATGGGTTCAAGGCAAGTAGTGAAGCAAAATATGATGAACTTAACACAAGCATTTCAAATCTAACTTCTGAAAACAAATCACTTAAAGCAAAAAACTATGAACTTCTTATGTCACTCCCTAGTAATGATGATAATGAAGGTGGGAATTCTTTTGGTGTTCCTAACTATGTTCAATCTGATGGGGAAGTTATACACACAATTGATTCGTTGTTTGTTAATAATCGTGAAAAATAAGAAAGGTGAGTAATATGGCTGAAAATTACGATTATTCATTGAACGCTACTAATGCGCAGATTATGGATGCTATTCGTTTGGATGCGTCTCTTGCGTATCAGCAACGTGTTCCTGCTGCAACGCAGGGAGATATTACTTCTAGCATTGAAAGTTTGACGTCTTATAAGCCTGCACTAAATGAATTTGTGGACGCGCTTATTAACCGTATCGGTGATGTTATTATCAAGTCTAAGATTTGGAATAATCCCCTTGCGCAGTTTAAGCGTGGAATGATGCAGTATGGTGAGACTATCGAGGAAGTCTATGTTAACATTCTTGAAGCAAAGCGTTTTGACCCGAATGTTTCTTATGAGGATGTTTTCAAAGTTTCCCCGCCTGATGTTCGTTCCAATTTTCACACCATTAATCGCCAAGACAGGTATGATGTTACCCTTAATGAGCGTTTGCTAAGGCGTGCTTTCTTGACTGAATATGGTTTGCAAGATTTGGTTGGGCGTGTTCTTGAAACTCCGTACACTTCTGATTATTATGACGAATATCTTATTATGAAGAATCTTTTTAAGGAGTATAACGACAACGATTATTTCTGGAAGATTCAGGTTCCCGATATTTCTACGGCTGTTACGCAGGATGATACGGATAGTATGGCACGAAAGATTACTACAGCGATTCGTGCGCAGGCTGGAAAAATGCGTTTCATGTCTGCAAATTGGAATACCGCAGGAGTTACTACCCATACTCCACCAGAGGATTTGGTTCTTTTCGTTACGCCTGAAGTTAGTGCAGTTTTGGACGTTAATGTTATCGCTTATGCTTTTAATGTTAATGCTGCAAATCTTCCTATGCGTGTTGTAGAAGTTGATGATTTTGGTATTGATGGTTGTGTTGCAATTCTTGCAGACCGAGACTTCTTTGTTGCGGCAGATACTTTGATTAGTTTTGAGAGTATCTATAATCCTAAGGGACTTGCGTGGAATTACTTCCTGCATCATTGGGGCGTGTATTCTGTTTCTAGGTTTGTAAATGCTGTTATGTTTACCACTCAGCAGGGTTCGTCTATTACTGTTCCCAATATTTCTGTTACTGGTATGTCTATTTCTTCTCCCGAGCAGGATTAATTTAAGGAGGTAAATTATGTCAGACCCGACTTATACCGCTAAAAAGGGTTATCGTACTAGGTTTATTGCTACTGTAACTGGTACTATTGAGCCTGTAGCTGACGGATATGAAATTCCGCAAGGTGTTGTTTGGAGTATTGCTGAAACTTCTGGTCAACCACTTTCTATGGGAACTTTTATTGATGCAGAAGGTGTTTTGCACGTTGATAGGGATGAAAAGAATGACAGTCTTACAATTAGCGCAATTTCAACTGTAGATAGAACTGTTTTTGCTACGGCAAGTATTTCTTTGGTTCTTGATTCTTCAGATGATTCTGGTGATGATTCTGGTGATGATTCTGGGAATGATAATGCCTGAATAGCACCACTTTCACCATCCGAGCCTAGAGAATAGGGTAAATTATGGCAGACTTCCCTAACGTACCTGATAATCCTTATCAGTACGAAAATACATTTGATTATTCCGTATGGACACCAAACACGGAAATTCAATGTTGTAACGTAAAATGGGATGCTTCATACCGTGATGTAGTTTGGTTTGATTCCGTTCAGGATAGGGATTCATATTTTGAGTCCCTATCCAGTTACTCTTTTATCATCAATAATATGATTTATCTACGATATGGGGAGCCTATTAGAGTTAATGCGCCATTTTCCGTGGTTAATAAGTTTAATTATTTGGTGGTGCGGAATAAGGTTCAGCCTGTTCCATCCCCGATTGATATTCGTACACCTGATACATTCTTTTATTTTATTACAGATGTGCAATATATTGCGCCAAACACTACGCAGATGAATTTGCAATTGGATGTTTGGACTACTTATCATAATAATGTAGATTTTGGACTGTGCTATATCAATCGTGGGCACATTGGAATTGCTAATGAGAATTCTACAGAGAAGAATTTGATTGAGTATCTTACAGATTTGGAAGGTTTAGAGTGTGGGAATGAGTATGAGGTAATCCATCAAGAAGTTTATAATTTTCAGGATGAATCACCTTGGATTATGATTGTTTCATCAGCAGATTTATCACAAAACCCTGGCTCAATTTCTTCACCATCTTTGACAACTGCTACAGGTTCAGCGTGTTATGGTTTGCCGCAAGGATGTTCCATATATGTTTGTGATGTAGAAGAATTTTTGCATTATATGGCTAATATGAAGTCATATCCATGGATTACACAATGTATTTTACAAATTAGTATAATTCCAAAAAATGTGATTGAAGCAAATCAACTTGTTGAAATTGAAACTTCTACTGGTGATACATTATATTCATTGACTAATGTGTTGCCTAAAGATAATGAAGTTGTACTTTCAAATTTCTACAAAAATTTTATTGATAATTTACCTTCAAAATATAAGCATTTGATTAAATTTATTACTTCGCCATATTGTTATTTGGAAGTAACTACACTTACTGGTGGCGAAATGTATTGTAAGCCAGAATCATTTAATAAAGCAGGGATAAATACAAATAACATTACATTTAATATTCAATCAGTAATTACCCCCGGAGACGCAAGAATTGTAATTTATCCTAAATCTTATAATTCTACTTCAAAAGGTGATATTTCGTATGATTCTACTTCTGTAATTAGCGGGGAGGGTGGTTATCATAATCTTCATAATCAAGCAAATGGTGATTATCTTGATATGAATGTTATCGTTGACAACTTCCCTCAACTGTCACTAGTTAATAATATGTATCAATATTATCTTGCGGCATCTGTTAATACACGTAATTATCAATATGCAAATGCAGATTGGTCATATAATAAAGCGCTTGCTGGTGCCGAAACAAATAGAGATAATGATTTGGCTGGTATTTATAACACTACTTATTTAGCGGATGTTCAAAGTAATGCAATTACACGAAATCGTAATGTTAGTATGGGACAAATAGGCGGAAATGCTTTAGTGGATACTGTTACTGGCATTGGTAGCGCACTATCTTTTAATAAAAACACAAAAGGTAGACAAATGGGCTATTTAAATGCAGCAAATACAGCAGCACATGGAGCGATTAATACAGCAGCCGCATATCAGACAGCAAAAATTGAAAATGATAGGGTAATGAGTACAGCAGAATTTAGTAAAGAATTGCAAAGAACAGTTATGGATAACAACTATAGTTATCAAACTTTTGCGGCAAAAGGTGATTATGAGACAACTATTCAGGGAATTCAAGCAAAGTATCAAGATTTACAACTTTCACAGCCTTCAACTTCAGGATTGAATGGCGGTAATTGTTTTAATTTTGCAAACGGTTCAATGGTTATTCTTTTTAAATGGAAAATGATTAAGCGTAATTTTATTGAACAGATTGGTTCTTTCTGGTTGCGTTATGGTTATTATGTGAATAGATGGATGGTGCCGCCTAAATCACTTAAATGTATGGATAAATTCACTTATTGGAAAATGGCGTTTTGTGCAATTGATTCTTCTGATATTCCCGAATCGTTTAAAGAAACAATACGTGGTATTCTTGAATCTGGCGTAACTGTTTGGTCTAATGCAGATGATATTAATATAACAATGCTTGATGATAATAGGGTTATTCCAGGTATTAGTTATTAAGGTGGTGATAATATGAGTAAAAAGAATTCCAAGAATAAGCGTTGGCAATCTGCATATATGAATGATAAGCAGTTTAATTATTACTATGAACAATTGGAACAAATGGCTTGCGCAATTTATAGATGGGAAAATTTGCCACCTGCTATTGATGTTCGTTTTCTTGAATTGACTTTGTTCAATCGAGGAATGGCACTATTTTTCTGGGATGAAGAATACGCTAATTATTTTGCTACGCAGGGTGCGCCATCAGGTCACTATAATATGTATAATAATCCTTTGGAATATATTGCTTTTGGTGCAAACGGTTTTCATAGAAATCTTGAAGCAAAGGATTGTGTTCCTATTTGGAATAATTATCTTCGCAGACCTGATATTAATGCCATGCAGATTTATGCTAGAAGATTGGCAGATATTGATAGAACAATTGATGTTAACCTTGCGCAGCAGAAAACACCAATTATTGTTAGTGCGCCTGAATCACAGCGTTTGACTGTTCAGAATCTTATGAAACAAGTTTCTGGTGGTGAGCCAATAATTATTGGTAATGATGGACTTATGGATAGTATTGGCATTGATTATATTAATATTGATGTTCCTTATAACGTAGATAAATTACTTGAATCTAAACAGCAAGTTTGGTCTGAAATTATGACATATTTTGGTATTGAGAATACAAATATTGCAAAGGCTGAACGTGTGCAAGCAGCAGAAGTTAAAGCAAATAATGGACAGATTAATGCTAATCGTCTTATTCGTTTGAATTGTAGACGTGAAGCCTGTAAACAAATTAATATGCGATATGGTCTTGATATTTGGGTTGATTACAATATTGATATTTCTTCCTCTGTTTACAATGCACTTGCAAGTGCGCCAGCATTGGCTATTGGTGCAGGTGTTGAGGGAGTTGATAGGGTATGAGTAAATATACATATAAAGGAGATTTTAAAGGGCAGCATCATAATGGTGCAATATTTACAATTGAACTTGGTTGTTTAATTGATAATGATTTTGATATTGGACTTAATAAATATCCCATTTTTGATGATAAATATAGAAATCTTCTTAATAATAAAATTGTGGAACATTTTTGGTTTAGAGAAATAGGTCTTGAAACTCCGCAATTATTTAAGATGTTTCTTAATCGTAAAATGAATGAAATAATGCCTTATTATAATCAATTGTATAAATCAGAACTTATTGAAATTAACCCTCTTTATAATTATTATGTTGATACTGATGAATTGCGAAATGTTAATGAAGATGGAAAAAGAAAATCGGAAACTAATAAATCTTTGATTGATAATGCAAACGCAACTTCTGAAAGTACAGCAAATACTAAAGGTAGAGCGCTTGCTTCAACTACACCACAAATGCAATTAAGTGGGCGTGAAGATTATGCAACAAATGTTACTGATTCGGCAGGAGAAAGTACAAGTATAGATAAATCAACTTCTATTTCTACTTCTAATGATACTTCACAAGCATCAGCAGATAGTAATATTTTACGTGTTGAAGATTATATTCGTCATGTTAGGGGGAATATAGGGTTTCTACAATCATCTGCGCTTATGGAATATCGTAGAACATTTCTTAATATTGACATGATGGTTATTGAAGAACTTAATGAATGTTTTATGGGTATCTATACAGATTATTGGAACGCTTTGTAAGGTGGTGATTATATGCTTTATCCATATCTTCCTAGTTTTTATGGTGTAACTAGTCCTGCACAGATTATTACTCCACTTGTTTATGATGAATCAATTTCTTACGAACAGCAGATAGCACAAATTTTTGGAAAAATTAAAGAAATAAGTGAAGCAGTATCAGGATATGTTACAATATCTTTTTTCAATGAATTTATTAAGTCACTTGAAAAAGAAGAAAAAGAACAGACAGAATCTCTTAAAAAGTATGTAGATACTCTAAATTATGCGATGAAGAATTATGTTGATGAAGCAGTACGTGATATTTCAATTGGTGAAATTAGAGTAGTTGACCCATCTTCTGGGCATATTTATCCGATTGAAAAAGCACTTTCTAATGCATATAATGATTTGCGTTATTGGTCGTGGACGTGGGCAGAAATTGATAGTTATACTCTCAATAAAACATGGAGTGAAGTTGAAAATTATATGGACGGATATACTATTCGAGATATTGACCTATACGCAGACATAATTTTTAACGATAATATGAACCCAATAAATTAATAAAAATACTTGACAAACAGGTGTTGATGTGGTATAATGTGTACTAACGAAAGGAGACACAATGGCAACTTCTAGTACCACCCCAAATTATCATCTTCCTCAATGGGCAGATAGTGACAGACCTGCAATTAGAGAAGATTTGAATTCTGCTTTTTCTACTATTGATACTGCGCTAAATGATGTTGATAGTGCTGTTCAGCAAGATGCAGCAAATATTCTCGGATTGGCTAATCGTGTTTCAGCAGCAGAAACTACTGTGGAATCTTATGGTGATGATATTGAAGAATTGGGTGAAGATTTTAACGAAATTTCTTCTACAATAACTTCACACACTAATTCCATTAATTCACTTACCACACAGACTTCTCAAAACACTTCTGCTATTTCTAGTCTTGATACTAGAATGGGTAGCGCAGAAGGTTCAATTTCATCTAACACTAATTCTATTAATAGTTTGAATTCTACGGTTTCAGATAATAGTGATGGTATTATTGAAAATGCTGCGGACATTCAGGCAATTGAAAGCAATCTTAATGCATTTGGAATTAATAATACAGCAGATGCTACAGCGAAAAAGAATCTGATTAATCAGCATACTACAACTTTGCAGAACCATACTAATCAGATTAATACGCTTACTTCAGATAATTCTACACAGCAAGACGCTATTAATGCACTTAGAAATAGTGTTAATGTGCTTATTGACCAATTTAATCTAACCGATGTTACTGATGCTACTATTTCTGGAAATGTTAACACACTTAAATTGGTGCAAAATGAATCTGGTACTATTTATAAGATGTATGGTGCCTGGGTAAACACTAATTCTCCACAATCCAGAGTAGATATTCCCGGCCTTATAAATGGTGTTCAATATAAGGGTTTCGATACAGGTTTGAACCTAAATTCTGTTCCTAATGAAGCATATATTGTTTCACAAGCAGGGTATGTTTATAAAACATCAGACCACACTTTTTATGGTGGGATTGAATTTGCTGTTGGAAATGACGGAGCAATTTATCTTGCCCCACGTACAACCGCTACTGGTGGTTATGTAGATTCTACTTATGGTTTGGTATATCCGCCGATTCTTTATATTAATTCAACATTTGATGATGTTGTAGATTAAGGAATAAAAATGCCTAGTTTAAATACAATTTGTTATTATGCCTTATATGTTATAGGGGAGGTAGAATCGCATTGGAATTGGTGTGCAATAAATTATAGTGACCCGATAACTATTGGTATTATGCAGTGGTATGGAACTAGGGCAGCAAAATTGCTTGAAGAATTAGGTAGTGAGTACCCGTCATTGTATGATACTTTGGCGGGTTCACTCCGCTTTGATTTAAGTAATCATGCATTTTCTGATAATTATTGGAATTCACGCTATCTATCACAAGAAGAAGGTAATTCAATAATTACAGTTTTTTCAGATAATAATGCGCATCAAATTCAAGAAAATCAAGCAATTGATGATTTTGAAGGCTATATAGATATATTGCAATCATGGGGTATGAGTACATCACACCCAAAGCCACTAATTTTTGCTATGGCTATGTATCATCAATCTCCAAAATCATGTGGTGAAGTAATTGCATCATGTGGAGGAAATGCAGCACTTTCAAAAATTTATACAACGTGTTTGAATCATCCAGTTTTAGGGAATTATAGAAATAGATATAATACTGTTAATGCCAGACTTATTTCATGGGACGGCGAATCAGACCCTCCTGATTTTGGTCAAAATGGTGGTCAAACTATTGGTGGAGATATTGTCGGAATAAATAAAGAAGTTTCACGCTTACATTATATTATTCAAGTAGGAGATAATTTAATTCTATACGGTGACCAACCATATCAAAATGGAGTAACTTTTATTCCTGCTTCTGGACAACGCTGGAGAAATGCGTTTAATGCTGATGGTACTTCTATTGTTGGAGAAAATTGGGGTGCTGGCTCATATACTGGAACACAAGCACAACAAGAAATTGCTAATCTATATAAATCATGGGTTGGGCGTTTTTATTATTCACAAGGAGCAGGAAGATTAGACCCTTTGCATACAGGATATGGAGATTGTTCAAGTACAATTTGGGCGGCATATCATGAAATATGTGAAATTGACTGTGGAACTCATACAGGTGCCATGATTAATTTAGGTAAAAGAATAATAAGTGGACGTTATGGCGATGTAGATGAATCCATATTACAACCTGCTGATTTATTGCTTATAAATTGGAATGGCGACCCTAGTTATCCAAATGAATCATCACACGTAGAAATGTATGTAGGAAATGGAGAATTATGCGGTCATGGTGGTGACCCGTTTTATGGCCCAACGATTAAAAATTTACACTCATACATATCAGGCTGTCCGATATGGCAGATAAGGAGATATATTAATGTCTAAATCAATGTACTGGTCAAGTCATGATTTATTAAGTAGAAATGCTATGTTTTCTTTTGCGATTGGAGGACGTGGAACAGGTAAAACATATGATTTTAAAAAGACTAGAATCAAGCATTTTATAAAAACGCACAAACAATTTATTTATCTTCGTAGATATAAAAGTGAATTTGATGATAGGGCAGAATTTTTTAAAGATATTGCGTGGGAATTCCCTGATTATGAGTTTAAAGTAGAAGGCATGAAAGGATATATTAGAAAAAATAAGGGCGAAAAGAATGATTTGCCTTGGGAAATATGCTGTTTCTTTATCACTCTTTCTAATGCAATCACTAAAAAATCTGTTCCATATCCTGATGTTGATTATATTGGGTTTGATGAATTTATTATTGATAAAGGACACATTCACTATTTAACTAATGAGGTAAAAGCATTTCAAGATTTTTATAATACTGTAGATAGGTTTCAAGATAGAGTTAAAGTATTGTTTATGGCAAACTCTATTTCTATTGTTAATCCTTATTTTCTTGCCTACCATATTAAACCACGAAAAGGTGGAAAGTTTTGGCTGTCAAAGGATGGGTTTGTATGTGTGGAAATAATTAATAGTGAAGAGTTTGTAAAGCACGTAGATAAAACTAGGTTTGGGCAGTTTATTAAAGGAACAGCATACTATGATTATGCAGTTTCTAATACTTTTGCAGATGATACAGACACGTTTATTGCAAAGAAAAGTGAAACAGCACAATTCTATTTTGCTATTAAATTTGATAATAAAATTGTGGGCGTATGGGTTGATTATAATGAAGGGATATATTATGTATCGTCTAAATATCCGAAGGATGCAATTGTATATGCTCTCACAAAGGCTGATATGGAACCAAATATATTAATGATTGAAAAAACTAGTGTGCTTTTAAAGGGTGTACGAAAACTATACATGATAGGTTCTGTGTATTTTGATTCAATTGAAACAAGAGAATTTTTTAATAATGTTTTTGACTACATTAATCTAAGGTAGGGATTAACTATGGATGAAATTGTTACTTTGATTAGTAATGTTGGTTTCCCTATTGCAGCGTTTTGCGCTATGTACTATATGTGCAACACTACGATTAAAGATTTAAGGGAAATGATTAGTGAACTTAAAACGTCAATCGACCAACTAGTTGTAAAGGATGGTTATCGTGGGGAAGAAGTCTAAATTTATTGATAATATAAATAAAATTGTAAATGATTCTTCTCACGGTTATGACCAACTAAAAAGATGGGGACCAGACTATGATTGTTCATCATTTATAATTCAATGTGCACATGATGCAGGATATAATATTCCAACAGGAACAGGCAATACTGAAACTATGGTAAATAGTTTTAAAAATGCTGGTTGGTCTGTTTTGGAGTTTGACGGTAATATTTACGATTTGGAACCTGGAGATATTATATTGCGAACTAATCACGGTGGTGATATGGGGCATACTGAAGTTTGTGTAGCATTTAAAAAATGGGCTGGTGCTCATATAAATGAAAAAGGTGGGGTAACAGGAGGAAAAACAGGTGACCAAACAGGAAAAGAAATAGGATATTGTGACCCTTACCATATTGGCGCATACCCTTATGATTGGGATTATGTTATTTGTCCACCAAAAGATAATGAAAATACTGTCTCCCCTGATAGTGTAAAAAATAAATTGAACAAAATAAAGTGTGATTTGGACGAAGTAATAAAGATGGTGTAATTATGACTGAAATAAGAAAAGCATGGAAATTAATGGCGTATTTCGTTGGTAATGAAGAAAGTAAACAAGTAATTATTTGGCTTAATGATAAATGTGCAAAAAATAAATCACAATGGAATTGCGGTAAAATAATTATTTATTGTCTTGCAAAAAGTTATGACAGAATATTTGGTGGAGAAAATGAGCGATTTGAATAGTTATGAAGAAGATGAAATTGTAGAAATACTAAGTGAAATATATGGCGATGATAGAGCATTAGAAATTATAAATGCATTAAAATATTTAGC